GCGCCAAAGACCTGGGTCGAGAATGACCCCGCTCAACGCATCCTACTGATGCAGAGCTCGCCGCTGGTCATCCCAAGCCGTGTTAACGCTTGCCTTGCCGCGAAGGTCTGCACTCCGCCGAGCAAAGGCTGATGGCTGGCGCACCCGGAACGGGGGGCTCTGTAGTGGAGGCCGTCGTGGCTCATGGCCGAACCGTGGTCGGCGTCAATGGTAAAAACGTTGGGCCTGGAGGCACCGTAAAGGTGCCCAAGGATGAGGTCGAGTCTCTGATCAAACTCGGCTTTCTGGCCGATGGCGACGTAGTCGAGAAGCCTCAAACAGGTCCGCATGTCTCTGTGGCGGCCGGGCCTAGCGTGAGGATCGCCTGATGATCGACTGGGACAGCTTGGTGTTGGGGCCGCTTGAAACCATTTTTGGCGAAGGTCAGCGACCGGAAGGGCAGGTGACGTACTACCCGGTCGGCCGCCAGGCATACCCCATCGACGGCGTTTTCGATTCGGCCTATCGGGAGGTCGAGCTGATTGACCCCCTGGTGGGTGTCGCATCAACGCAGCCGGTACTGGGTGTGCGGCTTTCGACCTTTCGTGAGCCGCCTGTTCAGGATGATGAGATTTACATCCCGAGTATCACCAAGCGCTACCTGGTGATGGAGGTTCGGCCAGATAGCCATGGCTGGGCAAAACTGATGCTGAGTGAGATGTGATGACCACGACTTCCGAGTTACGGCAAATAACTGCCGAAGCCCTCAAGGTGGGGACTACTGCTGGCGGCAACGTATTCGCCGCCAGGACCTGGCCGACGTGGAGCGGAAGCTACCCGATCATCTGGGTTCACTCTCCGGCAGAGGACAAGGAGTCGCTGGGGCGCCAGGGAGGCCCGCAGTTCACCGTGACGGCGACGATTCGGATCAGTGCTCGCATACAACTCAAGGCGTTACCCAAAAACGCTGCAGCTGCGGCGATGATCTTGGCCCTAGAGGAGATACAGCGCCAGATTGAACGGGCGCTGATCAACTTTCCGCCGCTAATGAGTCGCCTGCAGCAGTTTCCTTTTATCCGGTCCGAGATGGTTGAAAGTGATGAGGGCGACCAGAACTTGGGCGAGCTCGTCATGGACGTCGGTATGGAGTTCTACCAGGGGCCAGAGGACTTCTATCTGCTAGAAGGTCCTTTGGTGCCAGAGCTATTTGATCCTGCTGCGGAGGTGGCAGGCGTGCAGCCGATCGTTCCGCTGGAAGGATTAAGCGTTACGAACGACTTGCTCAACGTAGTTGATTCAACTGGCACTTATGCTGATCCACCGTTTCCCGATTCCGTCATACCGGCGCCGCGCACTGTTGGCCCTGATGGGCGATCGGAGGGTGGTCTTTCGTTCGAATTTCCGCAGGAGTAATCATGCGCATTTATCCCTCTCCGGGGTTGCTGGTACGCGACCCGGTCAAACGCGACGCTCTGCCGGAAGAAGGTCGAGAGGTCGCGGACAACGATCACTACTGGCTTCGTCGGCTCGCCTGCAATGACATTACACGCACGCCGCCTAAGGCGGAAACCTCGCCTGAGTCGCCACCGGCAGGCGACGAAAAACCGCCGGCGGCCAAGCCCACCAAGCCTGAAACTTCCCAAGGGAGCGACAGTTAATGACCGTCCCATTTAGCAATATTCCCTCGAACCTGCGGGTTCCTCTGTTTTATGCCGAGGTCGATAACTCCCAGGCCAACAGCGGCGCACAAACTCAGCGCACCTTAATCATCGGGCAGATCACTACCACCGGTAACGGCGTGGTTAATGTGCCGGTGCTCTGCCAGGGTGTGAGCGATGCCCAGGCCAAAGGCGGACTGGGCTCGATGCTGGCGCTGATGACCGCAGCTTACAAAGCGTCGGATAGCTTCGGCGAGGTTTGGTTTTTGCCGCTGGCTGACGCGGTGGGTTCAGTGGCGGCGAGTGGGTCTCTGCTGGTCGCTGGTGCTCCCAGTGGCACGGGCGTTATCTCGCTCTATATCGCTGGTCAGCTCCTCAGCTTCGTTGTGTCCACGGCTGAGCCCGCGGCGGACATTGCCACCGGCCTGGCGGCGCTGGTCAATAGTTCCGGCAATCTGCCCGTAACCGCAGCGGCAACCGCCTCGACAGTGACCTTTACCGCCAAGAACAAAGGCGCCGCGGGTAACGACATTGACCTTCGCCTGAATTACCTGGGCACTGCTGGCGGCGAGGTAACACCGGCTGGACTGACGCTGACCATCACCGCAATGTCCGCTGGCGCAACCAACCCCGTGCTCGACGCTGCTTTGGCGAGCTTGGGTGACGAGGCCTTCGATTTCATCGTCAGCCCCTACACCGACACGGCATCCCTGAATGCTCTGAAAAACCTGCTCAACGACAAAACCGGTCGTTGGAGTTATGCCAGCCAGATTTATGGGCATATCTTCGCCGCCCAGCGTGGCACGCTTTCGACGTTGGCAACCGCGGGCAATGCTCGCAACAACCAGCATGAGTCGATCATGGGCTTCTATGACTCGCCGTCGCCGGCCTGGATCTGGGCAGCTGATTTGGCAGGTACCGCTGCGGTGGCTTTGCGCGCTGACCCCGGTCGACCGATGCAAACCTTAACGCTGAGTACGGTGCTGGCGCCGCCAGCGTCTTCACGCTTCGAATTGGACGAGCGCAACACACTGCTGTGGGACGGCATCTCCACCTTCACCGTGGCGAGCGATGGCACGGTGGCGATCGATAACTTGATTACCACGTATCAGGAGAACGGCTTCGGTGCCGCAGATGACAGCTATCTGCAGATCGAGACGCTGTTCCTGCTGATGTATGTGTTGCGTGCCCAGCGGTCGCTGGTGACCTCCAAATATGCTCGGGTCAAGTTGGCGGCTGACGGCACTCGATTTGCCCCAGGCTCGGCGATTGTCACACCCAAGATCATCAAGGCTGATCTGATTGCTCAATATGGTGAGCTGGAATACGACGGCTTTGTCCAGGACGCTAAGACGTACGCCAAGGAGCTGATCGTCGAGAAGAACCGAACCAACCCTAACCGAGTCGATGTGCTATGGCCGGGGACCCTGATCAACCAATTGCGCATCTTTGCGCTGCTGGTTCAGTTCCGCCAATAACCCGGGCATTTCGCCTATCGCCGCCTTGAGCGGTTTTTTTTCGCCTGGAGAAACCTATGGCTGATCCCAACCGCCTTGCCGGGACCTGTTACCTGACCATCGACGGCGTGAGCTACATGCTGGCCGGCGACTTCTCTTACAAGATTTCCGGCGTGTCCCGCGAAACCTTGAAGGGGCAGGACGGCATTCACGGCTACAGCGAAACGCCGCAGCCCGGCTACATCGCCGCCACGCTGCGTGATGCCTCAAACCTCAGCATTAGCGACATCAATGCGATGAACAACGCCACCGTCGTCGCTGAGCTGGCCAACGGCAAAACCATCATTGGCCGCAACATGTGGACCACTGATCAACAAGAATCCAAATCTTCCGACGCCACTATTGAAGTGAAGTGGGAAGGTCCTTCCGTTACGGAGAATTGATCCATGTTTGAAGACGAAATCACCATCACCCTCAGCAAGCCAGTAATCATCGGTAAAGCTGAAAACTCCGTCACCTACGACGAAATCAAACTGCGCGAGCCGACCGCGGGCGAGATGGAGAAAGCGGCTCGGGCCGACACCATGATCGGATCTGCGATCACGCTGATTTCGTTGGTGGGCGCAATCCCGCGCGGTGCTGTCGAGAAGTTCAGCAAGCGCGATCTGGTCGCGGCGAACAAGTTTCTCGAGGGTTTTACCGAAGCTGGTCAGGCGGAGGAGGCTGGCCAGAGCTGATTGCCGAGCTCACCAAGTATTACGGCTGGGGGCCGCGCGATGCGTGGTCGCTCACTTTGAAGGAACTGGTCGAATGGAACAAACAAGCCATTCGCATGGCGGGTAACTCAGATGGCTAATACCTTCACGATCACGATCAGCGCGGTTGATAAGGCCTCGGCGACCGTCCGCAAGGTCAATGACTCTGTCAGCCGCATGACCCGACCCTTTGAAGAGGTCGGAAAGTCCTTCAAAAGCCTCGGCCGTGAGCTTGGCTTTGAGCGCATCGGCAAGAACCTCACCAATATCGGCAGGGAGGCAGGCGGTGCCGCTCGTAGCATCAGTAACATAGTTGCTCCGATGGCCGCTATTACGGGTATTGGCTCGGTGGCTGGTGTAGCGGCGTTGGCCGTTAACTGGGCAAAGCTTGGTAGGTCGATTGACAACAGCGCGCACGGGATCGGTATTTCTGCCGGTCAGCTGCAGACCTTCCAGGGCGCCGCCAAGATGGTTGGCATCGATACCGAATTGGCTACGGGCAGCCTCAACAGCCTGGCGACCACTATGCAGGACGCGCAATGGGGGCGTAACCAAGGCGCGTTGTTGATGCTGAACAAGCTCGGTATCGGCCTGAAAAAAGCCAAGGACGGTTCCTGGGATGTGGTGGGTGAGTACAAGGCTATTGCCAATGCGATTGCCAGCCAGAAAAGCCCTCAAGTCCAAGCCCTGATAGCGAACAATTTAGGCCTTGGCGGCATGCTGCCCTTTCTGCGCGAGGGGGCGGCTGGCATTGAGCGCTATGAGGCAACGGTGAAACGCCTGGGCTACGTCATGAGTGACGATGCCGTACAGCGCGGCAAGGAGTTCTCACAGAGCTTGGCCGGGCTGAATATCGTCATCGATGGGACTAAAAACTCTATCGGCGATAAGTTGATCCCCGTCATGAAGCCGTTGGTTGATCAATTCACCAGTTGGCTGGCGGTGAATCGCGATTTGATTGCCAATGATATCGGCGAGTGGGCCAAAGGGTTTGCAGTCTGGATCAACAAGGTTGAGTGGAAGAAGATCGGAGACGGCATCGTCAATTTCGGCAAAGGAGTTGGGAAGGTAGTTGAGTGGCTCGGCGGCTGGGAGAACGCGGCCATTTTGGTTATAGGCGTGATGAACGCAGGGTTGATTGGCAGCGTTATCTCGCTTGGCGTAACGCTCGTTCGGGGTGGTGCTGGGGTGCTGGCCTTCACTAAGCTGCTGCTTGGATGGGAAGCTGCTGCAGTCGCCGCTGGCGCGGCAACAGGTACAGCAGGCGCGGTTGGTGCTGGAGCCGGTGCGAGTGCTGGTGCTGTTGGAATTGGGGCGACACTTGCGGCAGGTGGTGTAGGACTTGCCGCGCTGGCGTACTCCTCGAGCCTGAATGATGGCGAGGATAAGGAAATTGCTCGCATTCGTCGCGCACAAGGCCTCCCGGAAGTTTCTGATTCTGAAATTTTGAGCGGCGCCTTCAAGGGGCGCGGCGGCATTAACGAGGAGGCAACCGGCCGCTCGATGGCCTTCTTCCAGGGCAAAGGGTGGACGAAAGAACAGGCTGCGGGCATTAGCGCGAACCTCGGACTTGAGAGCAACTTCAATCCGGCGGCTGTGGGTGATAGCGGACGCGCTTATGGCGCCGCGCAGTGGCATGAGTCACGACAACAGCAGTTTGCGAAATGGGCAGGGAAACCCATGCAGGGCTCCAGTCTGGATGAGCAGCTTGGATTCGTTCACTACGAACTCACTCAAGGCCAGGAGCAAGGTGCCGGGGATCTTCTGCGTAGAGCGAAAA